CACTATGTTCTTTTACATATCCCTTAGCGTACTGCTCAACCATATATTCGTTACGCTCTTTACTCATTGTAGCATCAAAGGTTAACGCTTCGGTAGTGCCTTTGAAATTATAACCTAATTCACTCCATTGCATATCTTTAACCGTTGCTTTTACATTATCTGTAATAATGTGGTCAAAAGTCATTCTATGCTCTTGAAGTAATAAGATGTTTTTTTGCTCTTTTACTGATTTATTCCAAATACCTTTTAAATGAACGTCGTTATGTGAATCTAATAAATTAGTAGTATTAATAACTAACTTAGCTTTTAGCGTGTTTGCATCCGTTATAGGCATCGCTTCGGCTTTTACTACTTCACCTTTATCATTTTCAATACCTACATAGTGAAACGTCGCATCGGCCTCTTTAGTAATCATTTTCTTTTGAGCAATAAGAGTATTTTTGTTTTCTCTTAACGCTGTAAACAATTCTTCCTTAGTGGTAAATTGTCTATCTTGAAATTCTTTAACTACTATCATTTTTTTATAATTTGTTCCTCTTTCAAGGCTTTTAACTTTGCTTTTTTCTCTTTAGCAATTTGCTCATCTTTTAAGGCTTTCTCTATTTCTGCATTGCTTAATTTAGTACTCATAACGTTTCAATTTTAATTCCTAATTCTTTAGCTAACTGCTCATTTTCCAACTTCAATTTAATAACCTCTTGTTTTTCTTTTTCAAATACTTGGTTAAACATTAAGTGACTCCACTCCATGCGTAAATCTTCTAAGCCAAAAAGTATCTCAAACTTATCTGTTAAATCTTGCCCGCTTGGTTTTAAACTATACTCGACGTGTCTTGCCGTTGCTTTCTCTTGGTTTTCGTATGTAGAACCTCTTAAATTAGCTTCTAGCACATCTCTAGGGATTCCATACATTGTGCCTATCATAAAATAGTCATTATAGAAACTATCATCTAATTTTAATCGTGCAATATCATCTACAAATCTTTTTATATCAACGGGTTTTTTAACCGCATGAACTTTTTTCCCACTTCTTAAAACTGTTTCAATACTTTCTTTATCCTCATCCCCTAACGGTATTTCGCTTAAACTGTCATTCTTTTGACTAGCCATAAACTGCTGACTAAATTCAAGGTTCACGGCTTTAGCATTTAACGCTTGTTCGGAATTAGATATTACTTTATATAAACTATCTAAAACGCTATTACCTAAATACCAATTCCCGCCGATACCATTTGTAGTATCAAAGAAGAAAGTTAAATCAGAAATGCGAATATCAGAAGTAGTGCCATCTTCAAACGTATATTTTAATGTTTCTTTTTGTAAATCATCAAACGATTTTTTACTAAACACCATTTTACTAAACTTTGTTTTACCATTACTAAAATCAAAATTAGCGGGGTTTAACCAATATAATTGAGTGCTTTCATTCATTACATTGTTAGTGCGATACAAAATAGCTTGTCCTAACATTTTCCAAAACATATAATCCCAAAAGAATTGAGTCCAACTCTGAAAGAAATTAGGTTGTTTCTTAATCGAATATAAATAGTTAATTTCTTTTAACTCATCGTTTTGGTATTGGTTCACCTTACCTAACGAAAACAAATCACAATTTAATTTGAATACTTTTGTACAAGCGGGATTTAAAAGAACTGCATTTAGTTTCTGCTGATAGTTAGTGTACTCTTTTGAAGTAGCACCCGCCCTAAACATTTCAGTAAACCAATTACCCGACTCGTCACGAGTAAGTGATAACGGTTGTTTTCCCCAATCAAAACTAAAATTAAATCTTCCCATATTAAAATAAATAAGGATAGCCTAAGTATATAAATACAAAGGTTATCCTTAATTTGTTGTTGTGTTGTTCGCTGTAATCACTACATGAAACGGTTTATGTTATGCAAATATATATTAATTTTTAATATAAATAGCTTTTTTGTTATATTTTTTTTATTACTCCAAAATCAAACATCTTTTGAACGACGTAAGCAACGGCATCAATCGTGTGATTATCTTGGTCTATTGGTTCTTCCTGAACTACTCCAAACTTGTCTTTTTGATAACAATAATTCTCTTGCTCTAGTTCAATATTCTTTGACGTATCAGTAAAGTAAATGTTTAACCCTTGTAACATTTGAATACGGTCTAACAGTTTTGATTTACCGCCAACTGCAACCGCACTTTCATAACCAACTCTACGCAAAGATACGATTTTATTAGGTCTGTTATTATCACAAACAATTATTTTCTTTTTAGGTATGTTTAACTTTTGGAATAACCAACTTACTAAACCATCCTCGTCTGCTCCGTTAATTGAATGTAAATCCATTGATGATAAAGAACGTCTTATTTCATTCTCACTAGCGTAATTATGTTCATGTATGTATAAATTCCCATCGTGATACTTAGCCTCAACTATTGCAAACGGGTCAACCGTTCCCCAATCGACACCAAAATAAGACTCTTTGTTTAGGTTTAAAAACTCCGCATAAGGAATTGACTTCCAATTATAAATTCTACCCTCTACTTGACCTAAATTACCCTCGCCGTATACTTGCCATTTGTTTGCAAAGAATTGATTTAGTATTGTTCTATTTCCGTTTGCATCTAAAACAAAATCGTCATTCTCATCAAGTAAATAACCCTTTTTCTTATAACCTAAAATGTTTCTAATTTCCTCTTTAGATAACTTTTCATTTCCTGTAAAGTCTAATTTAATAAAATTTATATCATTAATTAGTTCGTGAATATAAAATCTTTTGTCGGGATTGTAATCACAAATTACTTTTTTTGCTCTTTGGCTAATATCAAAGAATTTATTATAAGGAACTTTGTTAACCTCATTTATGTAAATTAAATCTCTCCTACGACCTTTTCCTATATCATCCTTATCTAACCCAATAAACTCAATAAATCCGGTTTTACTGCTTTTTGAACTTAACACTGACTTGTTGTCATTCCATTTAAACTCATCCCAAATACCCCAATCAAGACATATTTTTTTCAAGTCATTAAATGCTGTGTCAATCAACTTTGTTTTTTCTGCAGAACAAATAGTTATTTCTTTTTTTGGATTATTTCTAAACCAATCAATAATGAGCATTAAATCTGAAATTGTTTTGGAAGCACCTTGTGAACCTTGTTGAATAATAAGCGGTTCATCTTTACATAAAGCAAAGTGTTTGTTTATTTTATAAGTATTTGTAACTGGTTCATAGATTGGCATAATATTAATCTAATCCGTTCTCGTTGAATATAGGAGTTTTTTCAACTATTGTAGTTTCGGTTTCTTTTTTATCAACTAACCCATTTAAACGTGCTGTAATATTTTGAGAATATATCATAACCATTCCTCCGGTTATTTGGTCGTTTTGAATTTCTGCCTTTATACGTGATGAGATAGGGACAAAATCACTATATCTACCATCTTTATTCTCAAAATAATGTGACAAATCAGGATAAGTTATATCACTATGTTCCATAACATAACATTCAAAACCTACCATTGTTAGTGGCTTTTCTTTTTCTCTATAAACAGTATCGGCGTCTTTACCAACCCAGTCTTTTATAATTATAGGATTTTCTTTTACCTCTTTTTTATAAGCAGCAAAAAGTTCCCATAGTTTTTGAGGTGTTTCTATGTACTTTTTTATTCCCATTTGTTTATTTTTTATCCTTATCGGCTTTTTTTACCGTTGGTTTTTTTGTTGTTTTTGTTTGCACTTTTGCAACTTTCTGCACTACAAAATAGTCTTTAAATTTAACCCCTAATCCGTTCTGCATTTCTACGGCTCTTTCAGGTGTTGTGGTGAATACTTCGTTAGCTGTTCTTAGTCTACCTATAGAAATGTCTTTTATCGGTTTGATACATTTTATTGTTACCATTATAATATAATTTTTAACCAATCTTCCTCACTACTTACATCTTTATAAGGTTCAAAAGTTGGAATGTTATTAATAATTTCGTCAAAGTTAATGTTTTTTAATTCAAAATCAACTACATACCCGTTAATTTTATCTTTTACTTGTTCTTTACCACTTGTAAAAGGTGTAATTATACAAGGTGTTTGTAATTGTAATGCCTCTATAACTGAATAACAATACCCCTCTGTATCGCTTAGCTGAACTAAATAATCGGCTTTCTCAATCTCTTTATAAGGTTCTGTTGTTACTCCGTGAAAGATTACATTAGGAAACTTTTTAAAACTTCTAACTATTTGCTTTGCGTATTCTGAATTAATATTTCCCCAAACGTGCCAAACATAATCACACGGTATCAATTCGGCTAACTTTAACATTCTATCAAATCCTTTTTCTCCTGATATACGGCTTAAAGTGATTAAATGTAATTTATCATTTTTAGGCTTTGTAACGGTTTTAATTTCATTATCGAGTAGATTGTATATAATAGCATCGGCTTTGTGTGGTGTGGCTATTTTAAAAGCGTCTGCAACGGTTTGACCTACGCAAACATGATGCGTAACTTTTGGATGCTTTGTGTAACTGAAATTCCACCCTTTTATGTAGTAAGTATAGTCCGCATGAATCATCTGAATATACTTTTTAGCTTCTACATTGTTGTAAGGTTCAAATCCCCACGCACTAGCACATATAAACACATCACATTTGTGAATAGTTGATTTATCAATCTTTTCTACATTTGCGAATTGTGAGGCTTTTAAAAGTAAACTAAAACTATCTACGTTGTCATAAAGCAAAGTTAAATCTAAGTGCTTTGACATTCTTTTTAGGAAGTTGTTAACGAATGTTTCGACACCCCCTAAAATATGATAATTACTTAGGTATATTGTTACTCGCATATTTCGTGAAATCTACTTAAAAACTCGCTTTTTGGAATCGGTAAATATTCGTCACCGTAACCCCATTGCTCACACTTGTATTGAGGTGCTTCAATCTGTTCAATTAGAACAGTATCAACACCGTTGTTTAGCCAAATAGTTTCTTTATAACATTGGCAGTTGTTTGGTTCGTTGTCTATTGGTGCTTCACATTGAAAAGCGTACATAAACGGTAAAAGTAATAATAGTTTTTTCATAAGTTTGAATCAAAAGTAATTTATTTATTTTAATTACGCAAGGTTTGAGGTAAAAATAATGCGTTGTTCAGTCGCATCCCTGATTTTTTGTTAGAAAGAAATGTTATTTGAAAATCTTGTATATCTTTCGCCTTTTGAAGTTTCAAATGTAAATTCTTTATTTTCTACATCATCTGTATTTAATTTAACTATTTTTACATTTGTTTCTCTTGATGTTTCAGTTCTAAAAGTTACTAAAGTTCCGTTTTCAAATGCTTGTCTTAATGTTTCGTTTGTAGTTTTCATAATTTCTATTTGTTTAATTTTGATATTCAAAGATACGGTAGATTATCAAACTACAACTATAATTTAACTACTTTAACAAAACTTTAACACTTTAGTATTTCCGCATCAACTACCTCGATTTGATTTACAAATTTATAATTGAGCCGTTTAAGCGATGGATTCGGCTCACGTTTGGGTTGTGGTACTTCTTGAAGTGAACCATCCCATTTAGATAAATCCCCTCCGTTATTTTTGTGTTTGTCGTAAAACTCTTGTGTACTCATTTGTTAAATGTTTTGTTGTAGTATTGTTCTGGATTGTATTCTTTATTAGGAATAGATATTGCATTGGCATAACCTCTGTGATAAGCATCGATTATTTGTTGCCTTCCCATTTCGTTGTAGGTTAACTTTCTAAATACTTTGGTTCGCTTTTTAGGACAATGCTCTAATTGATATAAAAATCCATCACTCAAACATACGATATTTTCGTATATTTTAAATCTTTGTGTAATAGTTAGTTGCATAAATTAGTTGCGTATATTTACTAGTTAGCAAACATAAATCAGAAATGCCCCCAACAAGCATCTTCTTTCCAAAATGTTCCTTTCTCACTTTCATTGTAAACTCGTTCCTTGTTGTGAGTTTCTTTACCACATAACACACATACTTCGACATCAGCACGATACCAATATTTACGTTTGCTAACACCAGCTATATTTAATTGCTGATTATCTGCGTTATTTAAGTTTTGCTCTTCGTTCATAATTATATATAATTTGATAGTTTAGTATTTCAAAATCAGCAACTAAACATAGCTGTAAACGTTAGCGGTAATTTTCAGACCAACTAACACATTCTTTTTTATTTTGACCAAAGAATATTGAATCACTAAATAAATCTTTTGCTTGCCATTGTAAAAATTGCGGATGTAAATGATTACCATCTGAGTTTTTAACTTGACTAATTTCAAAACCATTTACAATTAATTTATTTTGAAGTAATTTTTTAAGTTCAGTTTTAATGCAATACTTTTTCAACTCATCAGATACAATTTTAAAATTAAGTTTATATTCGTCAACTTCTTTTACTGAACCATCAGAATTAAAACAATCATATCCTTTATCAATTAAATTATCGTGTATAGTATCAAGTATTTCAAAAAAACTACCGCTAACACTCGTTTGGCTCAATGCCTTATTTTCGTTTTTATCGTTTTTCATCACGTTTATTTTTAATTAGAAATTATTGTTTTCATAACTCGGCACTAAGCCAAGCGTGGGAACGTTAACAAATATATTATTCCGAGCTTTGTGTAAATTCTAAATTGAAATAATCTTCGCCATCTATTGCGTATGGAAATCGTGTTTCTTCGTCAATTCTTCCTTGTGAATATGCCTCTGTAATAATGTCTTTTTCTTCTTCTAAAAGTTCAGTTTCTATTTTCAATCTTATAACTTCACACATTTTTGAAGCTGAATAATCTCGTCTTTCGCAAATTTCTTCATTAAGAAAATCTATTAATTTGTTTAAAGTTGTTTCTCTCATAATTTCTTTCTTTTTAATAAAAAAACTTATTCTTTAAAACATTCAAATTCTTTCGGAACTTTGTTTATATCGGTTGTAACATAATGCTTAGGCTCTGCAATCCCTTTACATTCATTCTTTCCAACAAAATAGGTTGTGTACTCAATTTGTCCGTTTGAGTTTTCTTCTTGCCATGTAACAGGGTCTGTTATGAGTAAACAATTACACGGGTCGAATGGAATACAATCATCACTCGAACAACTCAATAAAATAAGCGGGATAAGGAATAGTTTTTTCATAACTGATAAGTTTTAACTGCGTTTGGCGTTATTGTTACTTC